ATCTAAGGGCGACACTGCGCTGTCCGCCACGGACAATCAGTGCGGCGCCACTGACCTCAACGCCACCTACTCCTGCACGTGCACGTGGTCTGGCGGCAAGCAGCGCGGCACCATCGACTTCGCGGCGAGCAACAGCGTGAGGCTGCTCGCTGAGGCGGGCTTCGAGACGGCGGATGAGAAGTACAGCACCAAGAGCGAGCTGACCGTCGAGGTCGGAAAGGTTGCCTCGCGCGTTAGCAGCGCCGAGACCAAGCTTGGGACGGTGGGGAACCCGAACCTAAGCCCGTTCTTCGGCTACCCAGCTGGCAAGACCGACTACTTCACGTCTGCGACTTACCCGCTGTACTCGTCCGAGGCCAAGACCAACGGCATACGCGCCCCGTGGGAGGACCGCGACGGCTACGTCGCCAAGGAGGATGGCGACGGCTGGCTCTATATCGACTACGACTACTCCTCCGTCACGAGCGGCAACACGTACATCAACTTCATCACGCACAAGCAGGCGTGGCTCAAGCCGAGCACGGAGTACACCGTGCTGGTCGAGTGGCGCGACGGTGGCTCGACCGTCCCGTCCGGCAAGGGCTGGCGCGTCTACTGGACGAACGACACCGGATGCTTCCCCGCAGGCTATGCGACGGGGGCAAAGACCACATCCGACTTTATCGACAGGTACAAGGTGACGTCGCTGGACCTCGCAGGCATCGAGGCCGCGACCTACTTCGCCCGCTCCTATGTGTTCATGAACAACAGCGTCCACCTCAAGGGGTGGCTGCGAGTCAGCATCTACGAGGGCGAGTACGACGGCCCCTACAAGCCATACGTCGACCAGTCCCTCATCGAGCGCGTGAGCACGGCGGAGACCTCCATCGAGCAGACCGCCAACAACGTGCTCATCAAGGCAACCAAGAGCGACGCGACCGCCGCTCAGGGCGGGCAGCACCTCATCCAGTCGCTCATCAACGTGGCGCAAGAGGGCGTCACCATCGACGCCGACAAGGTCAACATCGAGGGCGCGGCGATATTCACGAGCGGCGGGCGTCTCAGCGATGAGAAGCTGAACGAAAAAGTGAGCGCCGCCATCGACGGGATAGAGGTCGGCGGGCGAAACCTGCTGCTCGAGACGGCGACGTGGGGAAGCAAGCTCTGGTTTGCCAGCAACGGGGCGGTCATCGACGGCGACACCGTCACGTACGCCGCCAACAACACGGGTAACCGAATGGCGCTGATCCCGTGCTCGTCTGGCGACGTGTTCACGGTCAGCTACGACGTCAGGGCGAGCGCCGCCGTCACCTACGGCAGCGGCAACACGGGCACCATCCTCGTCGACTACAGCGACAGCGCGACGGCCTACCATCGCGTCGTCTACGACACGCCTGCGCGTGGCTCGTCGGTCGGCACCGACTGGAAGCGCGTAGCCTACACGTTCACCGTGCCCGACAACGACTCCATCGTGGCGCTGACCGTCGGCCTGCGCAACATGTCGCCGTCGACGTCGTGCACGCTGTACTTCAGGCACTTCAAGCTCGAACGCGGCAACAGGGCGACCGACTGGACCCCCGCGCCAGAGGACGTGGAAGCGTCGATAGCGACCGCCCAGTCCACGGCGGACTCCGCCATCAAGCGCTCCCAGCGCATCTACTACCGCTCCTCGACCGACCAGCCGCCCACGGCCATGCCGACCGCATGGGTCACCGAGACGGGCGACAAGTGGGCAGGCAACCGCACCACGGCCGGCAACTGGACGACCAAGGTGACGCCCATCTCCAACGGGACGGGCGCCAGCGTCACGAAGTACCTGTACCTCTGGACGTGCCTGCAATACCAGCTCGCCGACGGCAGCGCCCCGCAGTACACGACCGTGCTGCTTGACGATTCCACCACCGTCATCGACGGCGGCAACCTCATTACGGGCAGCGTCAAGGCGAACGCGGTCAGTGCCACGAGCGGCACGTTCGACGCGGCGCTGATACCGCAGCTGACATCAGAGCACATCGACGTGGACACCATCTCCATCGGCGACCTCTCGGGCAGCATCGGCGGTAGGAACCTGCTGCTGCACACGACGAAGCCTGCCTATGCGGGCGACTACGACGCCACGCTTGATCCGAGCGAGACAAAGGGCTGGTACCGCTACAGCGGCACGGTCACCGTCACCCGCACGGACCAGGGCATCAAGTTCACGCACAGCGCGAGCACCACCAACGGCGGCTTCGTGATACCGTTCTCGATACTTGACGCCATCACGGGCGAGGAGCCCGCCGTGCTCTCGTTCGACTATCGCGGCACGCTCACCACAACGGGTCGCATCTACCTCATGTGCCAAACGGGTGGCAATGTCTACGTTGGCGGCAAGGCGCTGGTGGCGAGCGAGACGGAGTGGCAGCACTTCAGCTCCAAGATAACGTGGCCGTCGACCGAGGGCAAGGTCACCTACGGCATTCTGGTGCCGTATCGGAACGACAGCGGCGCATGGTTCGAGGTACGCGACGGCTCCATGAAGCTGGAGAAGGGCGACCGCGCCACAGACTGGACACCAGCGCCAGAGGACGTGGCCGCGACCGCCACCACCTACCTCACGGACATCACGAGCGGTGGCGTGATGGTGCACCCGTCCAACGACGCCAACACGGGCGTGCAGATAACGAGCGACGTGGACATTCTACGGGCGGGGACGAGCGTCGCGAAGTACGGCGACACGGCACGCATCGGAAAGGAGGCTGGCGCCCGCGTGACCATCGCTCCGTCTGGAATCGACCTGTACGGCAACACGGACGGCAGCGTGAACCTCGCGCACTTCGGGTATGCGAGCGGCAACGCGGAGGACGACACGACGGCAATTGCTCCGTACTACACGCTGGGAACGAGGGCGAGCGGGTCTGCGATTGGCAACTATTCCACGGTCGTCGGCGAGGATTGTACGGCGAGCAAGTGGAACAGCTACGCCGAGGGACACAGTAGCGTGTCATCAGGCGCTGCATCTCACGCCGAAGGTTACAGCACAGCATCGGGTGGTCTATCTCACGCCGAAGGTTACAGCACTACTGCATCAGGCAATTCGTCTCACGCCGAAGGTTTCAGCACTACGGCGAGTGACGAACATGCGCATGCAGAGGGCAATCAAACAACAGCATCAGGGCATTCGTCTCATGCGGAAGGTGAACAGACAACAGCCTCGGGACGCTCGTCGCATTCAGAGGGCGTTGGTACAGTCGCATCCGGAAGGGGTTCGCATGCACAGAACGTTGGAACGATTGCATCTGTGAATTATTCGACAGCTATTGGCATGTTTAATGTCGATGGCAACTACGCCTTAATGATTGGCAACGGCGCGGATGGCAATAATCGCTCCAACGCCCTCACGGTCGATTGGTCGGGCAACCTCGTCATAGCTGGCGGCATCACGCTCGGCACGGCGCTCACCGCCGCGCAGATTCCGTCGCTCGCGGCCAGCAAGATAACCTCTGGCACATTAGCTGCGGCACGCATACCAAACCTTGCAGCCACGAAGATAACCAGCGGCACCCTAGCCGCCGACCGCGTCCCCGACGTCTCAGCTCTTAACGGCATCTTCGTCGGCACCAAGGACGTCACGTTCAGCGGCCAGCATGCGCAGCTGTTCACCAAGGCCGAGGCCACCGCGCTAACGGGCGTCACGGTCACAGGCTCCAACGCCATGGTCAGCGTGTGCAGCGGCGACAGCTCGAAGTACATGGGCACCATGACCGCCGAGCTGAATGCTGACGGCATCATCCGCGTGTCCCTCGACCGCGCCGTGACTGGCACGGTCACCGTCAACTACCAGATAACGCTGTTCTAAGGAGGACGCATGCAAGGCTTCGATCGCAACGTTATGCTCGACGGCTCCGTGTACGGCCACCACGAGGTGGCGTCCGTGGAGTTCTACGTCGGCTCGTACCTCGCGCTGCAAGTGCGCTCGTGGCGCGACGCAGCCGCAAAGGAGAGCGCCCCGACCGAGTTCCACACCACGCGCCTGCTCGACTACGACGCCACCGACACCGTCACCATTGACGCCGCTTGCGAGCGCGTCATGACCGACGAGCGCTTCGCCGAGTACGTCGACCCCGCCCAGTCCGCTCTGGACGAGCTGCTGCCCACACTCACCGACGAGCAGGCCGAGCTTGTCCCGCAAATCTATCCCGAGTGGGCGGTGGGCGTCAGCTACAAGGTTGGCGACCGCGTGCGCTACGACGGCAAGCTCTATCGCTGTGTGCAGGCGCACGACTCGCAGGAGGGCTGGGAGCCGCCCAGCGTCCCCGCACTGTGGGTGCGCACGGCGCCCGAGGGTGAGATTCCCGAATGGGTGCAGCCGACTGGGGCGCAGGACGCGTACAACAAGGGCGACCGCGTGCGCTACGAGGGCAAGGTCTACGAGTCGACTATCGACGGCAACGTGTGGTCGCCGACCGACTACCCGCAGGGCTGGACTGAGGTGGCCGAATGAGCGTCAACGTGCCACCGCTCGTCATAACCACATGCGTCTCGGGCATCTTGGGGTGGCTGATAAAGCTGCTGCTGGACATGCTCAAGGACTACATTGAGAGTAGCAAGCAGTGGCGTGCCAAGACCGACGACAAGCTGGACACCATCATGGGCGCCACGCAGACCACCATGCGGGCAACGCTCATCCACAACTACGAGAAGTACGCGGAGCGCGGGTGGCTCACGCCCGAGGAGCGGGCGAGCTGGTGCGACATGCACGACAAGTACGCGGCCATGGGCTTCAACGGGTTGATTGACACGTACCGCATGAAGCTCAACGAACTCCCAGACAGGGAGATATAGGCAAGGCAATCGGGGGCGCTTCGGCGCCCCTTTCCTTTAGAGAGAAGGGACACACCATGAACTACCTCATCCCCAACTGGCTCTACGACATCCTCAAGTGGGTCGGACTCATCCTCTGCCCCGCGCTCGCCGCCCTCGTGGGAGCGGTCGGCCCCGCTTGGGGTCTCGCCAACGTAGACTCCATCGTGCTCACCATCAACGCCGTGGGCGTCTTCGTCGGTGCCATCATCGGCGCGTCCCACGTGAGCGCCATGGGCGACCCGTACAAGGACAGCGAGTAGCGTGAGCGTCCGTGACGAGATAGTGGCCTACTGCCGCGAGAACATAGGCTGCTCCTACGACTGGACGCCGTCGGGCGGCGTGGAGGGCGAGAGCTACAACTGCTCCTACCTCTCCACGTGCTCCTACGCGGCGGCGGGGCTTGAGATTCCACACTGGCAGGGGCACCAGAACGGCAACGGGAGCCAAAGCGACTGGGTGCGCGACACAGGGCACTGGACGGACGACCCCGACGAGCTGCTCCCGGGCGACTTGGTCTTTTTCAGCAGCAGCGGCGACCCGTACAACACGGGGCACGTCGGCGTCTCGCTGGGCGGCTGGCGCATGATCGACAGCGTGCCGGACGGGGGAGTGCAGGAGCGCACCCTGTACGGCACGTTCGTGGGCGGCGGCTGGCCGCTGGAGTGGACGCCCGAGGACGAACCCGAGCCAGAGCCAGAACCCGAACGGAAGGAGGGCGACCACATGGTAGCCATAGTCACGGTCGTGGACGCCAACACCGTGGTCTACGTCACCGACGACCACATCCACGACCTCACGCACCCCGACGACATCAGGGAGCTTGACCGCATGTGGGCCGAGACGCACGACGGCGAGAGGATGCCGCGCGCGCAGCGGACGGCCGACGAGCTGGCGCGTCTCTGGCAGGGCATGTCGGCGGGGTTCCCCAAGCACCTCTCCGCCAACGCGGCGAAGTTCCCGCCAAGGAGCTGAGAGCCATGAGCATCCACGACGACAAGCTGAACGACGCCGACCGCAGCTCCGACGTCGGCGCGATCATCATGCTGCTGGCGCTCTGCGTGCTCGCCGCGCTGCCCGCCATCTGCGCGTGCACGCTGGGGGCGATGCTGCCGTGAGGTGGCACGAGGTGCGCCTGTGTCCCAACTGCGGGCGCCCCATGCGCATCGTGGACGGCAGCGAGCGCACGTGCCGCGGGCGGACGTTCTTCACGCTCCAGTGCGACGCCTGCTGCCACCGCGAGGTGGACTGGTGGGACAAGCCGCCAAGGCGCAAGTACAGGACATAGAGAAGCGGCCCTCACCCTTCGGGGTGGGGGCCTTTTTTGCGTCCCAGCGAAGTCCCAAATGGCCGCAAACGTCACGCTTACCGAACTTATCGACCGTATATCCGCACTTGGGAACATCACACGAAATACGCACACCATGTGCAGGATAGTTACAGGGTATGCAGACAACACCCATCTACCTGCATGAATACTGAGCAATAGGGCTAAATCGTCCCATCTATGCCCAATCCCAGCCCGCGTCGTATGGGCACTCGCGGTACGCGTCGGCCACGGACTCGGCGAACATCTCGCCTGCGGGTCGGTCGTAGTGGCGCGCCGTGACGTCGCTGCCCGCGTGTCCGAGCATGGGTTCGAGCAGCCACGGAGGCACGTGCAGCACCCAGCGCATGTTGGTCTGCCACGAGTTGCGCAGGTTGCGAAACGGGTGGCGCATGCCATCGGGGACGTCGAGACGCGACCACGCCTTGTGCAGGCGGTAGCGGTTCGTCGTGCCGCCCATCCTGTCATCGGTGAGCCAGCCGTCCTTCGCCGCTGCGATCTCAAGCAGGCGAGCGCCCGCGCGCCCAGGGATGGGCACCTCGCGGCGGCTCTGCGGCGTCTTAAGCGTCTCGGTCACGCCGTCCTCGCCGACCTGACGGCGCACGGACACCAGCGCGCAGCCGTGGCACTCGGTCACGTCCTCTGAGCGCACGCCGAGGGCCTCGCCGACGCGCAGCCCGCCGAACGCGCAGAGCAGGAAGGCGGGTTCGAGCCACATGCCCCGCACGCGCCACCACAGCTCGCCCAGCTCCGCGTACGTCCACACGCCCTTGTCATGGGCGTCCATGGTCGCCTTCGCGGGCATCTGGTACTTCTCGCGCGCGACGTTGTGGCCGACGAACTCGTACTTGGTCGCGTAGTCCAGCGCCATGCGCAGCAGCGGCAGCGCCTGTTTGGCGGCGCCGAGCGTCAGGCCGTACAGCCACTGCTGGACGTCCAGCGCGCGCACGGCGGAGCACTGGACGGCTCCCCAGCGCGGCGCGACGTGTGCGTTCCAGCCGTAGCGGTACTGGCGCAGGCTGTTGGCCGACATGTCGCCGTCCGCGACGCGGCGCTCGAAGTCGGGCAGCGCCCACCGCTCCCACACCTCGCCCACGGTCGGGCATGGCGCGTCCTCGGAGTGGGCGAGCATCAGCTCGGAGCGGGCGCGCTCGGCGTCCTTGCGGGTGCCGCGTATGGTCTTGCTGCGGCGGCGGTATCCGTCGGGACCAGCGGCCCAGTATCGGATGCGGTATACGCTCGGCTCCACTTGGGCGATGGACGCCCATGCGGAGCGCTTCTTGCGGCGGGGCATCATGCGCTCCTTAGAAGTAGAACCCTACCTTGTAGAACGTGCCGTACTCGCCCTCCATGTGCCTCACGATCAACAGGCGGATGTGGAGGTCGCTCCGATCCATCAGCACGCGGTACGCCTTCATGCGCGCGTTGAGCGTCATGAGGGTGGCGCCGTCGCACACGACCGACAGCAGCGGCTTCGCCTTCTTGCGCTCAGTGAGCACGAAATCGGCGTCGTGATACTCGATTTGCCCGGACTCGAACGTCGGGCCGTTCCACTTCGTGACGTCAAGGTTCACCCAGACGGTCAGGTCGGCCATCCTGCTCTTGTGCTCACGAGCCTCGGCGTCGGCTTTGAGCGTCTCGTCGTTCAGCGGCAGGTACAGCTCCACGTGGTCGGTCGTCCTGTAGACGGGGCGCACGACCTCGGCAGTCGCGGAGCGGTCGTCGCCCAGCGCTACTCTTGCCAGACGCTCCGGTCGCAGGTTCCCGACGACCGTGCCGTCTGCGAGCATGACGTCGTAGCCGTACGGGCCATGCTCCGACGCGACGACAACACCCACCGTAGGCTCGTGGATCCCGTCCAGCACATTCTGATGGTAGATGGTCGCGCTCACGCCCTCGCACTCGAAGTTCAGGTGCTCGAGCACGTCAAGCGGCATCGATGGCCTCTTGCGTCGCTCAAGCTTCTCTGGGTTGCGCAGAAAGTCAAACAGTCCCATGTTGCCACCCCATCCCTAGTCGGCTACATCGCGCGCGCGACCGTCAGGAACGCCGCGCGCTTGTCCTCGTCCAGCCTGCGGTAGATGCTCAGCAGCTCCATCTCGTCGTCGGTCAGCGAGGAATCGGAGACGTACCCGTGCTCCTTCGCGGCCAGACCGTTCTCCGTGGAGAGCAGGTCGTCCTCGGTCAGGTTGAAGTAGTCGCAGACCTTTTGGAGCGTTGCCCTGCGCATCTGGGAACCCTGCCGCCAGCGGGTGACGCTGGACTTGTCGACGCCAGCGACACGGGCGAGCTGGTCGGCGTTTATCTCGAACTTCACCAGCAGCGCGTCGATGTTCTCGGGCAGTCCCATGGTCGCCTTCAACCGCTCGGAGTTGCGTTTAACACATAGTTTACACGAAGTAAGCGACAAATAACGCAATTGATAGTTGCGTTTAACGCAACGTTAGGTTATATTGAAGCCCACGAGAGAAAGCAACAAACCAAGGGAGCCTGCAATGACCACCAAAGACACCATCACCATCGACGGCACCACCTATGCCATCGTCGGGTTCGCCACCGTCGGCGGCTACGACTTCCCCGTGCTCAAGGCCGACGGGCTCTATTGCGTCGACCTCGGCGGCGCGGGCGGAATCAGCGACCCGTTCGAGTTCGACAGCGACGAGGACGCTGTGAGCGAGCTGGCCGCGTCGCTCGCCGCCGAGCTTGAGTGCTAGCCATCCGTCCGGAACGCGCCAGACCAGAGAGGGAAAGGGACCCGACATGACCACCAAGACCACCCCGACCGCGACCATGCCCGTGCTCGACCGCCCGCAGTGCGAGACCGAGGACGACTTCAAGCTGTTCTCCGACAACCTCGCGCGCTGGTGCGCCCAGTGGGTGCCGAGCATCGGCGTCCCCATCATGCGCAAGGCGCAGGCGCTCTACGACAACACCGCCGTCTGCATCCTGCTCGGCAAGTGGCACGACCTCAAGCTCAAGACTACGAGGGACATGCACGCCCGCCTGCTGCGCGCGGCCAACGACAACGAGTACAGCTGGGAGCAGGAGGGCAGCGAGGAGCAGTTCGACTACGCAAGCACGCTCGACCGCGAGGTGCTGAACAGCTTCAACGACGCGCTCCGCGAGCTGCTCATCGGGTAGGCGTCCAGCCCATGACGTGGGGGCAAAACCGCGTCCGTAGTGGTGGGGGCCGTGACAGACTCGGCGCGACCTCCACCACGGCGAGCAATCGTCGTATCGGACGGAATCGGTTCTAGGTGACCCCGCGTAGGCGGCTCGGAACCTTGGCAATGGGGAGCAAAAGAACCCGAAGGCAACGGTGCCCACCGTATCGCGTTGTGGGTCAGCCGTCAGAGCGGTGGTCAGCCTAATGGTGGGCTGCGCAGGCCGCGAGCCAACAGAATGACACTTGATGGAATATCGGCGTCGTCTCGGCGCTTCATTGGGTATCTATCCACGAGCACGCAGACAGCGCGCATGACACATCGACAAGGAGGAATGCATGACTGAGATCAAGTCGGAGCCGTTCGTGGCAGCACGCCGCGCGTCGTTCATGACGCAGGACGATGCAGCCGCCACATGCGGAATCAAGGCAAGGCAGACGTTCGCCCTGCGCGAGGAGAACCCGCGCGACATGACGCTGGGCAACCTGGTCGACATCTACGCGTCCATGAACGAGTCAGGCCGCAAGCTGCTGCGCGATGCCGTGGCAGCGCTTTTTTTGCCGTAGCGGTTGCGTTTAACGCAACAGGCTAGGAATTGAAGATGCCCCCGCCCGCTGTAACGGACGAGGGCATGACGGTCAAAGGGGGTTACCAAGTTGACCAATACGAGTATATCAATTACGTTCCCCGCAATTTACGGAGAACGTGTTGAGCACCTTTATCCAGGAGTCAGCGTAACCATCGAGCGCATTACGCCAGATGTCGCCGAGAAGATGCTTGGCATGAACATAAAGAATCGTGACATTAACAGCAAGAGCATTGTCATAACGGCATTACAAAATGGTGAGTGGGAGCTGAACGGCGCCACCATTGTGTTTGACGAGAACGGTATTTTGCGAGATGGACAACATCGACTCTATGCGTGCGTAAAGACTGGCAAGCCTATCATCTCGGTTGTTGTGCGTGGGGTTAAGGGCGAAGCGCAGATCACGATGGACACAGGCACCAAGCGAGCGCTAAGAGACTACACGAAGATGATGGGCTATCCAGACTATTCGACAGTGGCAACTATAGGGCTTGCTCTATATCTCGTAGACGTCTATGGGATTGAAGCGTATGTCTCGTCACATCGCGGCGGCAAAGCTACATACAAAGCCGTCATAGATTTTATCGAGAGAGCTTACCCGTCACGCATCGAGCCGATTGTTGGCGACACGCGAAGCGTCATGAATAAGTACAAGCACATTAACTCTGGAATCATGGGCGTTGCCTTTGACGCATTCCGCGCTGTCAGCAACGAGGACTACCAAGAGTTCATGGAACAGATCCTCAACAGGCACCCTGCGTGCGTGTCTGTCCGGCTTCTGCAAAATGCATTCGAGAAACAGTCAGCCGAACCAATTAGGGCAAAGCGCCTGCCAGACAAATATGTTCTCGCGTACACGATAAAGGCATGGAACGCCTATATGCGTGGCGATGACGTCAAGCAGCTCAAGTTCAGGCAAGGTGGCGCAAATCCTGAAGCATTTCCCGAGGTGCTTGGTGGTTACGAGTAGGAGGGCGACATGCTCATAGACATTGACAAGATTCTCGTGGGCGACCGCATCCGCAAGGACTTCGGCGACATTCAGGAGCTTGCGGACAACATCAAGAAGAACGGCCTACTCAATCCCATCACCATCAGCAATAGGCACGTGCTGCTGGCTGGCGAGCGCCGACTGAGGGCTTGCAAACTGCTCGGATGGTCGCAGGTGGATGTCCGTATGGTCGAGTCTGAGGACGAAGCACAGGACATCGAAATTGAGCTATCCGAGAACACGGTTCGCCGCAACTTCACCGGCTCCGAGCTGGCAGAGGGCATCCGCAGGCAGATGGCTATTGAGAGCGAGAAAGCCAAGGAGCGACAGGGCGCTCGTACAGACATCATGCAAACATTTGCAGAAGGTTCGTCTGGTACTGCCCGTGATAAAGCCGCCGAACAGTTCGGCATCTCTGGCGAGCAAGCGCGTAAGACGCTCTACGTGGCCGACAACGCCGACATGCTCGACCCCGTCGACTTCGCCGACTGGGACGAGGGCAAGCTGAGCACCAACAAAGCGTACCAGCGCATCAAGGCCGCGAAGGAGCAGGCCGAGCGCGAGCGCGACGACGCCCGCGAGACCGTGAGCATGGTCAAGAAGGTGGGCGACACGCTCAAGCAGCAGCGCGACAATGCGCAGGCCGAGCTTGCCCGCGCGCAGGAGGAAATCGAGGCCCTCGAAAAGCAGAACGACGAGCTCTATAACCTAGCCAACACGCAGCAGGTCGTGGAGCGCGAGGTCGTGCGTGAGGTTGCACCCGACGACTACGAGGACATGAAGCGCCGCGTGCGCGAACTTGAGAGCAGCAACCGGCTCTACGTCGACGACAACAAGAGCCTACGCAAGCAGCTGGAGGACGCGCAGGACGGCTCATACGACCGCGAGCGCCTCATGGATGCCGCAAGGCTTGAGGCTGACGTGTTCAGGCGCAAGTACTCGGAGATTGCCGAGCTGTCCGACGTGATGGCCGCGATCGACCGATTCCTCAACTCATAGCAACCACATCACAACACACCGCAGGACGTCCCAGCGGACGCACGCCATGCGGGCGGCGTCAGCAGGAAGCGCCGTGAAGCCGCCCAGCCATACGGGCGGCGCCGCATGCAACGGAGGCCAGCTCCCAGCGCAAGTTCCCGTCGCCTACCTCCTTTCGAGCGGCGGCGCTGGTCGAGTGCGCGACCAATCCCCGCGCGGCAGAGGCGGACGTGACGCGTGCGCCCACTGGGGCGCCCTGCGGGTGGGCGAGGGAGGTGAACACATGGCATTGGAGCGCTGGTACAGCGTGGCCGAGCTGCACGAGCTGACGGGGTGGCCGAAGCGAACGATCTACGACGCAATCGAGCGCGGCGAGCTGGCGTCCATCATCCCCAACGGGTGCGTGCGCGGCAGGCGCGTCAGCGAGTCGGAGTGGCAGCGCTGGTGCGAGGAAAGGCAGCGCCGCGCGTAGTGGGCAGACTCGCGCGGCGACCAGAGAGAGTGTGCCAAAGGGCACAGATAGGAGTTTACATCATGGAGGACATCAAGAGCGCGATCTGGGCAGCAATCCTGCTCGCGTCGCCCATCGTCGCGGGCATCATCGTGTGTCATCTTGTCAGCTGGGCCTACGGGCTGGGCTACGCGGCGGCGGCATAGGCAAGCAAAGCCATGGAGATGCATCGCAGCGAGCGCACGGCATGGGCAACGCACAGGGGGGCACGGGCTGTTCACAGCACCGACCTGCAATGGCAACGCATGGGAGTGCATTGGCATGGCTATGAGCCGAGCCGCAAGGGCAAGGCATAGGAGCGCATGGGCTAGGCGAGGCGTTGGTTTGCATCGGCGAAGCAATCATCAGCAGTGGGCCGCAATGGCGGAGCTTGGCAAGGCAATGGCTATGCGAAGGCAAAGCATCACAGAGCGATGCAAAGGCATTGCAGGGCAGAACAGCGCTTGGCAGAGGCTTGGCGGTGCGAAGCTTGGCATCGGCGTGGCTTGGGATTGCGGAGCAACGAGACCGCAACGGCATCGCATCGGCGTGCGAAGGCAATGCACTGGATAGCGACGCCCTGGCTATGCTTTGCGCGGCGCAGTGATGGCGTTGCTCTGGGCGGACATGCATTGGCACAGCAGAGCGAAGTAAGGCGTGGGCACAGCAGAGCGATGAATGCAAAGGCACTGCGAAGCTAAGCATAGCTGCGGCACGCGTGGGCATAGCAACGCAACGGCCTGCTTTGGCACGGCATTGGATGGCATGGGCATAGCGTCGCAGAGCGCTGGCATGGCGAGGCGTTCCATGGCATCGGCGAAACTCAGCTGAGCGTAGGCATCGCATGGCGCCGCTCCGCACAGGCACTGCATCGCATGGCTTGGCACGGGCTTGGCGTGGGCACGCTATGGCGCCGGCAACAACAAGACCAGAGAGAGAACAAGGAGAACCAATCATGGAAAAGATGACCATCCGTGTGACCTTCACGGAACCGCTGCTCGGGACGCGCCCCGCAGACCCCGAGCTGCACGCCCGCTTCGTGGCGTCCAAGGCGCCCGACGCCAAGACCATGGCGCAGGAGCTGGCCGACCACGAGGTTTCGGTCGAGGACATGGAGGAGCGCCAGAAGACCATCTTCATGAAGATGGAGGACGGCACGCCCTTCCTGTACAGCTACATGGTCAACGGGTACCTCAAGGAGACGGCGTCCGCGCTGCGCAAGGTGCCCGGCACCGAGAGCAGCAAGCGCCGCGCGTTCAAGAAGCTGCTGGACAACAACATCTTCGTGCGCGGCCACGTCAAGGGCAAGCCGCGCGTAATCCCGCTGTACATGCCCGTGGACCTCGACCTGACCGAGACCGACAACCAGCGCCCGCTGCGCGCGTCAACGCCGCAGGGCGAGCGCGTGGCACTGGCGCACAGCGAGGAGATCCCCGCGGGCACGTACTTCGAGTGCGACGTCTGCTGCGACCTCAAGGCCGACATGGACTGGGTGCGCGAGCTGCTCGACCGTGGCGCATGGAAGGGCATGGGCCAGTGGCGCAACGCTGGGTTTGGGATGTTCGAGTGGGAGGAGATCTAGCCATGAAGCAGAAGAAGCTCAAGCGCAGGCTGCGCAAGCGCGCGCTCAAGCTGCTGGAGTTCGCGCGCAAGAACGGCATCGAGCACCTGACCGAGTTCGTGCTGCTCGACAACTACGGCGAGGACTACGTGAACCTGCACGCCGAGACCATGGACGGCGAGGAGCTCTGCTTCGCCGCGTTACCCGAGAAGGAGTACGAGACATGGCGATGAGCGAGGGGGCGAGGGCATGAGCGACCTGTGCTTCTTCGTGCCGAGCAACAGGCGCGACAGGCACGGGCGCCCCCAGCCGCTCGACGGCATGAACGAGATCATCCGA